GGAAAGAAGTATTATCAACAGCAGAAGCAAAAAGCATTTTCAAGTTCGCAAAAGTGGATTCAGTAAGATTAACAGTAACTTCAAGAACAAGACCAGCATCAAGAGTACGCACCGGGGTTTCACCGTATTGGTCAGATTTCAGTTCATAAACGTTCTGAGTAATGGAAACATTAACCCCACCATAAGTATGCCCAATATGTCTTCCCGCAAAATAAACATAAGCGGGTCCGATAGAAATATTATCAGAATCAAAAGAAGTAGTATAAACAGTCATTTTCTATTTCTCCTTTAAAAAACAATTAATAATTAAACTTCCTGCTTTAAATCCCCTGTTTCTTTTCCCCTTTTATTTCAACAATAGACTTTGGTATTATCTATTGTTTCAATCTTTATTTTTTAAATATATTTGAAAACATGAACGTTACCATTTTTGTCCATTGTGTATTTGTTGGGGAACCTTCAGGAATGGAATCATTATATGATAATAATTCTACAGTGGCTATTCTCCAATTTGTTGTTTCAACTGTTCCTAAGTCAAATAAATCTATTAATCGTTCACCAATTTGATTTGTTATTGTTTGGTTAATACCCACAACTTTAAAAAATAAAGTAGAATTTGAAAATTGTTTTGGATAAGACCATCTAGGAGGTCTTTTCCCAACTGCTTCTCTATAAAAAATTGCACCTTTCTTACTACTTGAGTATATAATATCTTCAGAAGGATTCCAAGAATAAATTCTTGTATCACTTGTAGTGGCACCAAGAAGATTATCCATAGTGCTATCAGCTTCTATTATTTCTACAATTTCAGCATGAATTTCTAACATTTTATTTTAGTCCTCCCACCATTCTTCATTTTGAATAGAATCAGAGTTATCTTGAAGTGAATTAAAATAAACCCTGAAATAAATAGCGGTACGACCACCTTTACTCCTTGTTGCTCTTTTCAATGCTTTTTTAAGTTTTTCTCTTATTTTTTTTCTTATTTCTGGTCTTAATTCTTCGATTATTTTACCAAACCAAGGTCGAGGACCAACATTCCATCCCCCTCCTGAAGCACCCTTATCTAAAGCATTTGCATAAACTTCAACTGGTGTACTTCTTCCTTCTCCTGAATTAGATACAAATATTTTTCCTGCTCTATAAAACAAAGATGAATATTCTGTTCCAGTAGAATCAAAAACACCTACAGTTATATTTCCATTATCACCTATTTCAAAAGAAATAGAATCAAATAAAGTTCCTGTTGGTACTCCTAAACCAGATTCAAAAGATGCAGGAGGTTGACCTTCAGCAGAAGCAGTATATTTTCCTAAACTCGTATAACTGTTTTTATCTCCACCACCAGAAACCAAAACAACTTCATATTCCCTTCCCGAAGGTTGATTAGCTAAAATATTTTCCCTTAAATGAGCTACAATAAATTCACCTACCCAATGTGCTGTATCATCCATTTCTTTTTCAATGGAATCAAGAATAGGATTTAAAATTCTACTAGCTATAGCGGCACCAAGCTTGCTTTTTACAACAGCTTTTCCTATTCTTATTTTTTCAGCCGCTATATCTGTTTTGATACTCATTTTAAGTCTCTTCTACAGAAAGTAATGTTTCTATATGGTGTATTTTATTACTTCTGCCAAAAACAGGCGAAGGAATTCCTTTCACAAATAATTCAATCCCATTCCAAGTTATTTTATCTCCTTTTTGAATGTTTTGGTCTTTATCATAAAACCCTAAATAATAACCAGAAACCATTAATCCTGTATCATTTTGATCTAAATTATTTGTGGTCATACTTTGATATTGTATGTTGCATTTTGCACTTGTTGAAATAGTAGACCAAGATTTTACAGTATTTCTATAAGCATCTTTTGTTACCGTTGCTCTTTCAATTTTGCATCTTTGATTTAAGAGATTCATCAGAAAACCTCTTTTCTATATTTTTTCAATGCAGCAAAAACATTGGGATTCAAACCCTGCATTTTATACATTGTTCCCGGTTCAAAATTTGTATAAGCGTAATTACCAATTTTTTCAGATTTCAAAGTTGTATTCATTGCATTTTCTATATTCTGATTCATGGTTCTTACCATATCAAAACATAAATATTTTAATTCCTCCATATCTTCATGATTTGCAGTATAACCTCCATTCCATTTAATTTTTACATTTTTATTATATCCAAAATCAAAACCACCATGATAAATCAACATGCCCCTGCTATTATATAAATGATATCCATCCAAATCATCGTAATCTGTTGCGGCAGTAATGGTTAAATCACTAATAACCAATGTGGTAAGTGTATTTACTGGATATGTTGGAAAATAAAACTGTTTTCCTTCAATACCATCAAAAATTGTATATAATTGATTATAATCACTACTTGTTGAAAGATAATCAAAATCTCTTGCTTTTAAAAGTCTATTGCAAAACTTTTCAAAAGAAATAGTTGTAATATTAATTAAATTTTCAATTCTATCAGTGATATCAGTGGTATCTTCTCCTGACATTGTTTCATAATAATCTATATCAATTAATGCTGTAGTTAATAGGCTCATAATCCTATTCCTTTAAAGCTTAATCATCGTTTGGGGAAAGATAGGTTCCATTGGTCCCGGAATTTTTTTATTTTCCATTATTTTAGTTTTTACTTCCTTTCCTTCTTCATCTTGTGCAATATAAAAAAATTCATTATTTGGTAATTCATCAAGTATTTTAACCTTACCTTGATCTCTATATCTAATTGCTGTATTTAAATCCATATTAGTAAACACACCGTCAAAACGCCTTATTAAATCAACATCCAATATTTTTACTTTCATTTTATCCTCTCTTTTTATAAAAAAGGGGTATAGATTATTAGTCTATACCCCTAATTATTTAATTTAAACTACCAATTAAATTACGAGGTAGCAACTTTAGCTCTGCGTCCGGTTCCATAAGTGGGAGTCAGTTTAGTTCCAGACTGAGTTACAGGACGGCGTTGCTCCTCGAAAGTAATAAGATAAGCACCCCAATTAACAGTTGCAGTATCAACATCATGATTCAGGCGAAGATAACGATTGGGATCATCGATTTCCACAAGATAAAGACCTGCTTCAGTAATCTGAGGAATAGTCAGAAAGTCCTCATCAAAAGTGGAATTATCCTCAGAATCCTGAACAATAAGATCAAGAGTTCCAGTGGTATTTACATCAGTAACATCAATCAAAAGCATAGCTCGATTAGCCATGCCATTAGAAAAAAGATCAATTGCAGAAGCAGGGGAATTTGCGGCAGCCCCAGCAGTTTCATCAGCAGTAGACCTTACACGAAGAAAACGGTGATTAGAAAACATATCATACATTTTTATTGTCTCCTTTTAAGTTCTAAAAAATTAAAAAATTGCCAACCTTTGTGATTATTTTTTCTTTTTCCTCTTAAACATTGACTTATATTTACCCTGTTTAAGTTGTGTTTCCTAGCAAATTCACATTGGTTTTTTGATTTAAATATTTTTCCTTTTGGTGAAATACCAAAGAACCATCTGCTATTTCTTGTATTACCTGCTTGTAAATTCATTGTTATAAAAATACAGTTTTCTTTGCAATAATTCCCGTTAACGTCTTTTCTTTCAATGCTCAATGGATTATTTTTAGTCAAAACTTTTCTATATTTCTTTTTGGTAAAAACATATGATTGATACATATCTTTCTTGAATTCTAAAAAATCATTCCATCTTTTATCATATGTTATACCTCTACCACCATAATCTTTATACCTTTTATCGTTTGAATTATTGCATCTTTGTCTTAAATTTTTCCAAAGACAATAAAAAGGTGTCTTTTTACCTGCCTGTCCGTGTTTTGTTGATCTTTCAATCAACTTATCCAATTTTAAACAACCACAAGATTTTGTATCACCATTTAAAAGAAGTTTTGCTTTTGTTACAAAATCTTCATTTCCACAACTACATTTACATTTCCATAACGCTCTACCATTTTTGCTTCTTCCAGCAAATGACAAAACGGTTAATCTATCAAAGTTTTGTCCTGTTAAATCTTTTGTTCTTGAACAATTTATCATTTTTTAACCTCCCGGTATTCTGCTTTAAATAACATACAGAATACCGGGTTTTATATTATTTAACAAGTTAAAATTTAAGAAACATCGGTTAAGATAACGAACGCCTTTGGCTCTGCACTCTGGCCGTCAACTCGACCGGAACAACGTAGAGAAGTACGATTGTTACGGAATTTATAATGTTTAGAACTATCCATTGCAAAATCTTGAGGGAAACCAATATAGTAGTTAGACCAATGACCTAGAATAATATCACCAGTATTACCAATGGAAGGAATTTTACCATCAGCAAGAATAGCGGGACGACCAAGGAGAGTCATGCTATATCCATCAGAAATATCCTTAAAGGATTCCTGAAGAACCAGTTCATTACTTTGTGCAGTAACCTTTTGACCACGAAGGGCGGCACGAGCCTTTTTAGTAACAAACCAAACGGAACCATTATCAAAAACAGAAGGAAGACGAGCTTCCATATTCAGAATATCATCAACTTCAACCGTGGAAGCAGTTTGACGATTAACCGTAAGAACAGAAGGATCATTTACAATGCCAAGGGGTTTTTTACCACCAGTACCCTGAATGAATTCTTTATCAGTGTACCAGTACCAAGCGGAACGGAAAATTTTGGTAAGGAAATTAACAAGGTTAATAACCGAATCATCAAGGAGAGTATTGGTAATTTCGGTATAACCAGCCAATTCATGAGCAATCATTTCAATCAGACCGAAATTAGGTTCAGTGGCCGCTTTTTCTCCACCTTCTTCAGTCCAAACAAAAGAAACACCAGCAAAATGATCAAAATTGGCATCATCAACATCAGGGTTTTGGGAAAGTTTAGGGAAAGCCAGTTTATTACTAGCCATAGGCCAAACGGTTGCACGTTGCCAAACGAGAGTGGTTTCCACTTCATACATAATCATCATTGCCCTGAATTCAGCAGGAACAAGATAACCACCATCAGAATCAACACCTTCAGCAAGCAGTTTGGAAACCTGACCAGTTTTCAGATAAGAAGCAAAATCTTTGGCCCAAGCAGTTACTTCATCAGAACAATGAATCCAAGGATTCTGTTTGTTTTTCATATTAATAACAGAACCTTGTTTGGTAGTCATATAATCTCCGTCCATTTTCACAAACGGAAGATTAGAAATCATCTGTTTTCCAGTAATACCAGCAAAGGGGTTATGAACATTATTTTGAAGGTCTTTAACCATTTTACCAATGGTATCAGAAATCATTTTGCTGAAATCATCTCCTGCAAAATGACTATTCATTTCATCCTGAAGCAATTTAACAAGATCGTCACGAGTCAGTTTCATTTTTCAAATTCCTCCATTTTAAAAAGAAAGTATTTAGTCTTCCAATTTTCCAGAAAAACCATTAAGAGCATCCTTGATTGATTTTTCTAAAATGTCTTTGAAATTTACCTTTTCTGATTTCATCTGAGATTTAACTTCTTCAAAAACCTTTTCATCTAACTCTACAAAATCTTCATTTTCATCTTCACTGACAGGGGAGAGCAGAGAAGAATCAAATTCAATTTCTTCATCATTAGATTCTTTGTTTTCTTCTTCAAGTTCAATTTCAGATTCATCAACTTCATTATTATCTATTTCTTCTTCTTTTACAAGTGATTTTTTAAGTTTATCAACAATTTGTTTTATATGATTGTCCGTAATTTTTATTTCAGCAACAAATTCCTTTTTGTCATCCTTTTTAGAAAAAGCCCTCTTCATCATTTCATCCATATCAACTTCATTTAACATCATTTTCTTCTTTTTATTTTTACTTTTCAGTTCTTTACCTTCCATATTTTTTACCGATATGGACATTGCAACCATACATTCCATATCTTCATCATCAGACATTTCTTCTTCATCTTCCATTTCTTTTGTTTCAATTTCTTCTATCTCTTCTTCATCTAATTCAGATTTTATTTCTTTTATTTCATTTTCCTCTGTTTCTATTTCCTCTTCAACTTCCTCAATTTCTTCTTCTACTGATTTTTCTGTTTTGATTTCTTCTTCAACTACTTCGAGTTCAAAATCTTTTTCACCAATAAATTTGTCACCACTCATATCAAAATATTTAACTCTTGATACTGAATAACCATTATCATTTACCCATTGTGAAGCTTCTTTTTCCTCCATATCAGATTCAAAGAGATAACCAACCAATTCTTTTTCTGCATCAGGATTATCAATTATAGAACCATAAACTCCTTTAATTCCTTTAGAAACAGGAAGAATAGAAGTTCCAGTATAAATCTCAGTATCACCAACAGGAACAAAAAGACCGGAATCTAATTTACAAACAAAATGTTTATATCCTTCTTGTGCAAGAGTGGGAGGAAGATCATCAGTCAACGATCTTACGTCCGTATTTGCACCGGGATTGCAGGGAACAGTTACAGGAGAGATTTCAAGTAATTCCTGTTTAATATATTCCCTACCTCCATACCAACGGTTTTCTTCATCACGCCAAACAAATTCTTGAGGAATAAAACCAACAGAAAATGTACTCAAGAATCCATTTTTATATTTATTAAAAATCATTCGTGCATAATCATCATCTGCATCGAATTGTGCTTTAAAAATGAGTTTCTTTTTGTTCTTATCTTTTTTAATAGAAACAGCTTTTCCAACAGGAGGAGTATAATAATTATGGCTCCAAGGGAGTACAGGATTATTTTTAAAATTTTTCAGTTGCCAACCGTTTACACGGATAATATCTTTATCTCTATCTTCATCTTCAGTAGAACCAACAGCCAGAAAAGACAAATTCTTTTCGTCCATTTGTTCAATTTTGGTAGCGGGAATATCATAACCCAAAAGAAATTCACCATCTTTTTTAATAGGCAAACCATTTTTGCCTTTGATTTTATATGCCATTTTTAAATCTCCTTTAAAAATAAAAAAATTAAAATCCTTCTTCCCTTACTTTTAATCTAATATCATCTTCAAAATTATTACCAAGGGAAGTAATTATATTAAATTTAATATAATAATCATTACGGTCTGTACCAGAATAAACTCTAGCCTGAACACTGGTATCATTTATACTCGATGAATTATCCTCAATTATTGAAACAGTCTCACCATTAGAATTTTTAGCTGAAACTGCTACACTGGAAATGGTTTCATTTTCACCTAATACATTGGAAAAATTAATACCAGTATAAAATTTTTCATTTGGTTGTTTTTCCAATAAAAACATTATGCATACTCCACCGTAAAGGTTCCATTATCATTGCTGGTATTAACGGCAGATGCATCTACAATGCGTTTAAACCATACTCTTGCATAACTACCAGCAGGAATTTCAGCCAAAGAAAGACGACTACCAGTAAGATAATGTCCAAAAGTATGTGCAGAAGGAGGAGTGCTTTCATCTGCTACACTGGTAGTATCATCAATTTCATCCGTATCACTAATTCCAAAATCAAGAGAAGTATCAGAACTACTTGTTTCAGTAGACATATAAATTACCACGCCTGTAGCTGATTCATCACCAGAATTATACAAATCCAATGCTCTATACTCGGTATCACCGGCAGAAGCCTCAGATACAGAAACATCATCAAAAAGATTATTTAATGCGGTGCCACTTATGATTTCAGAAGAATGAACTCCACCAAGAGATGCATCAGGATCAGCGTTAGAGGCTCCACCAGTAAGGTGCCATTCAAGAGTTGCGGGCATAATAATTCTCCTTTTTATTTTTTATTTGTGTTAAAAATCAAAGTTCTACTAACAGCATCAAAAATAAATATTCTTTGTTGTGTATCAAAAGTTTTTGCAGGTTCAGCAATTATGTCAGAAATAATATCCCACGCTGTATCTATGTCTACATTATTATATATTCTCCATGAAGAAGCAACACCAATATCGTTTTTGATAAACCATGAAGTATCTATATCATTGAGATTAAATATCTTCCAAGATACTTGTTTGGTTTCACCAGCTAATATTTTCCAACTAGTTATATTTTCATTATTGTTGAGTATTTTCCATGCGGTTTGCTGGTCAACAAGTGAATTGTTAAAAATTTTCCAAGCAACTTCTTTAGATAAACCTGTAAGGATTTTCCAACTGACTTCAGAATCCTTATTTATAAAAATCTTCCAACTGATTTGTTGATCCTTACCAGCAAGAATTTTCCATAGGGCATTGGTTAATAAAGCATCAAATATTCTCCAAGATATTGTTTGGTTTTCTTTATTGAAAATCTTCCATGCAATTTGTTGATCAAGGTTTAATGCATTTAAGATTCTCCATATGGTTTGTTGATCTTTTTTATTGTGTATCTTCCAACTGGATTGTTGTTCTTCTTTATTAAATATCCTCCACACAGTTTGTTGATTATTATCTGAAAATATCTTCCATGCTGTATTATTTATTACATCATTGAAGAGTTTCCAACTAGATTCTTTATTTAAATCATTAAATAGCTTCCATGCAGTATCTTTATTAAGAGAGTAACCACCAGCAGAGATATATTCATCAGCTCCAATATCCCAAGAGGAGCGGGTCTGGCCGTCTATGTCAATGGTGAAATCAGCCGAAAGATCGGTTCCGTTACCTTTCCAGACAGTATCAGAAAATGCAAGATGGAAGTCATAATTATCAGCATCAACAAAGATTGGAGTGCTGGAAGAGCAGGTTGTCTGACCTGCCATGCTAGCAAATGGAGTAGTACAATCTACAGCCCCACAGTTGTAAGCATCTGCTCCGTGGAAACCCACATAGCAATCAACAGCAGTGCAATTTTGAGTCTTGTTGCCTGTTCCGATAAAATACCACCCGCGAGATGCAGAATGGGAGTTAAACCCATAAGCCAAACTATTACGTGCAATTACGTTTATCGCCCCATCATAGGCTACAAAAGCGGTCGTACCACTTCCACCAGTACCTATACAACGGGCAATTACTCTATCAATAAGTAAATAACTACCAGCGGATGAACTTGCTTGTATTGCATTGTAAGGACCGTTGACCCCTCTATCAATCTGAATACCCTCAACACGCGTGTATTGTGCTCCAACTGTAAACGAATTAGAAGCACCTGAATAGGAATAACGATATACAGAATTATTCCATTTCCCTCCATGATTTTGAGCAGCATATATGCGAATATACCTTGTTGCATCAGTGGTATACCCTGTCACGTTAACTACTGCGGTATCCTCAAAGGCATGGCACTCAATATCTAGCTGGCGGTCAAGGGCAACAAGATTACCTGCCTCACCAGATATAGCCGCCGCAAGTGAGGTATAATCACCACCACTAGGCTTAACTGTAACAGTCCTCACAGTAGCCATTTATAGCTCCCTTTTTGGTTCAATTGAACAATCACAAGAAAAATTTGGTGTTTGGTTTGGGAAAAGTAATTTAATTTCTCCTTCACCTAGTTTTGGTCTTCCTCTATGACCACATTCATTTCTGTTTACTTTCCAATCCATATTAATTTTTTTATCAGACATAATCAAGTATTTTGTATAATTAATTGTGCCTCTTAAAAGTGTATTTGTTATTTTTGACATTCTAGGTTGAGAATCAAATTGTTTTTCAACATGATCTTTCCAATCAAGATCATCGCTATAATGTTTGTTAAGGGTTACTTGATACTCATAGGCCAATTTCTCAGAAATAGGAGATATCCAATTGCTCTTTTCAAAAACAATTGAATCTATTCCTAAATGCTGAAAAAGGATACCTATCGTTTTAAAAGACAATTCAGAAATAAACTTTGCTATTTTTTCTTTTACATCTTGATTATTTGTTTTAATAAGCGTGTCTACTATATTTTTATTCCAAGTTTCTCTAAAAGCATCTTCATATTCAAAAAACTTGGATAATTTCATTTCCAAAGATTCATTTTCCTGTATTGATCTTCCATCAGTAGGATTATCATCTCTATCATCTGTTCCATCAGGATTTACATTTGGCTTATCATTGTCGTGTCTTGTTGGATCAGTTTCATTATCACCACCACCATTACCACCACTATTATTTGATTCATTCAAAAGTAAATCCACAAATTCTTTTGCTCTGCTTAAAGGAACTAAAGAACCTTTTATACTTACTAAAATTTCATCCCCACCCTCTTGCTTGGGCAAATCTAAGGTTTCACGCCTAAATTCATTTATAGCCATTGCTGGTTGTGCCGCCAAATAAACTCTTGCTTCTTTTACATCTAAATCTCTGTCTCTTGGAATTGGATCATGGTGTCTTACTTCAATTCTTTCATCAAAATCATGTAGAATGCTTCTGGTTAATACTTCATCCCACAAAGATAAACGTGAAGCAATACATTCTCTATTAAAAGCAATATCGGCTGTCACACTTCCTGCTCTGTTTGATTCAGTATCACCACCAGCTTTTGAAATAGGTACACCATAAGCACCAAATATTTTAGATTTAGACCATCCAGCAAGATTTAAAAATTCAAAATCTTTATTTGTAAATTTAAGTGGTACTGGTTTCAATCCAGAAGAAAGAACAGCAACATCATGAAAGTTTCCAGAATATTTAGATTTCCATCTCTCTTTAATTTCATCTGCTTTTTCTTGTCCAATTTCAGCATCAGTATATAAAGCCATATCAATTCTTGCTGAATTCTTGAAAAAATCTCTTTCATAATGTTCTACATATCTATCTATATCAACAGCATAAGCTTGTGCTTGGATAGGACTCATAAAAGAATGGGGATCAAGGGGATTGGCATATTTAATAGTAATTAATTCTTTAGAATCAAATTGTATTTGTTTGTTTTCAAAATTAAACGTATAAATGACTTTAGGATTTAAAAAATCATTTATTACATCAACACTTACAAAATCATTCATGTTTAAAGGCCAAATTTCCCATATCTGGCCTAATCTATTTCTTGCGGGATAAATGCAAGTCATTCCACATAAATCTAATTGCAATTGGCAAAACGATTTAATAAATCTGAACGTCATTATATCATTGGGTTTGAAAAATGGTTTTGTGAATGTTTTGTATGATTTATTACTGCTTGTTACTTCTTCATTTCTATCGGTACGATAAAAATAAAAAGGTACAGAAGAAACACGTTTTTCAATCAAAGAAGTACAAGCAAAAACCCAAGATTTATATTCTTTTAATTGTGATTGTGTGTTTCCTTTAAGGTTTTCAATAGAAGCCCCTTTCTCCCTATTCATTATTGCAACCAAATCGGAATAATTTTTACCAATGTCAATTTTAAAAGGACCAAATCTCATTCTGTTTTCCTCCTATAATTCAACTTAAATTTAAGTCCTCTATCATCCAAATATTCAAAATTTGTCCAAGCAAAATCTTTGTGATATTTTAAAGCGGCTCTATCATATGCCATTGCCGCTTTTACTTCACAGTCAAAATATCCCAAATAAACTCTCTTCTTGTTAATTCTTATATTTGCTTGAAACATTTGTTTGTTGTCTTTTTTTCTTTTATATGAATATTTAACACCTTTATATTTACTTTTTGAATTTTTCCTAGGTATAGCGTTTTGTGCGTTCTGTAAAGGTGTTGCTAATCTCAGATTTTCTTTTCTGTTATCAAGACCATTATTATTTCTGTGATCAACAAATTTATCACCTTCAACGCCAATGATAAGCCTATGCATTCTTATTTCCCTGCCTTTGTGTCCTTTCCATGTTGATCCTGTCTTCCAAACTTCTCTTCTTGTAGCATAAAATCTTTCTGGTGAGTTTGGTCCATCCTTATGTTTTACTGCACACCATTTCCATTGGTTTAACCATTCATAATCTTCATCATCAACTATTGCAAATTTTCCTTGTGTTAATTCTATCTTCTTCACTTATACCTCTCTTATAAAATAACTAATCTTTTTATATCAATACACCTGTGGCCCTGAGTCTATTCCTCTTATTACTTTGCGGCAACCTTCTCTACAAAAATATAATGACATAGCAACGTCACTTGTTTCATAGAAGGGGTGATTTAACATTTCAAAGTACATTCTTGACCAAGCATTATTATCCATATCATCAGATACATCTGGTCTTCCTTCACTAAAACAAAACATCCATTCTTTGTTTTCAAATTCCTTGTCCATTGAGGGAAGACCTGTATTCATATCCATTTTCCCCCTACCAGTTAAAAACCCCTCAATCTTTATGTTATATTTTTTAAATTTTTCATCACCCATTGCGGCAATTAATAAATCAATGATTGCCTCCTGAACACCATTGTTTTCTGCAATATATAATTCAACACCATATTCTCTATAGGTTCTAACAATGTGTCCAGTTAATTCAGAACTCTTTCTTAATGTAACAATTTCTATAGGTAATTTCAATCCAGTTTTTTTATGAACCGCAACAATAGAAAGAACAGTACCGGGACGTTTAGCACCAGCAAAGTCAATACCACCAATAAATATCCAATTTGATTCATGTTCAATTATTGCTCTTGGATTAACACCAAAATGACAGCATCTTTCAAAAAAACCAAAAGTCTTATCACTATCAGTATATGGTATTAAACAATACCCTCTTTTAAAATCTCTATCACCTAATTCAATATGTCTATCATCTAATGCTTTTCTATTAAATTTTGTCCAAAGTGGTAATTTAAAATATCGTCCAAAAGAATCTTTAAATTCCAAACATTCTTTATTTTCACTGACAGCAATACTCATCCACGCCCATGATGGATTTCTTTGTACATAAGATGCTAAATCATTTTCATGCCATTTATTCATCATCAATATGATTTCTGAATCATCAGGAATCATACGAGTCATCCAAATATTTTTTATTGTGTCTTCTATCTTTAAACGTGTAGTTGGTTCATAAACAGCAGTTCTTAAATCTTGTGGATCATCAAAAACAATTAAATTAGCACGACCACCAATACCAGTACCCAACACAGAGTATGCTTCAACAGTACAGTTGGCTGACGGTGAACTTCTTGATACTGTAAATCTTTCTGAACCCCATATATTAGTAGGAGTAACATGAGGAGCAATGTTATGAAAATCTTCATCTCTCTCTATATAATCACGTATTGATCTACAACGTTTAGTTGCTTCTGTATCAGATACATGAACAAGTTTTACAAGTATGTTGGGATTTCTTGCTATTCTTTCTAAAACATAACCAATACACAATTGCTCCGTTTTTCCATGCCCAAATGCTCCTAAAACCATATATTTATTAAAGCCTTTTTTCTTTGCTATTCTTATGAACCTATGCATTATATTATGTACTGGTTCATTTTTAACTAAGTTACCTTTTGTATCTTTCAATACTCTTTGAACAAAAACTTCTGATTTTTTAGGTAATAAATCTTCAGGGGGTAAATCTATTCCAGACAATAAATCAGACATTCCCCCCTTCAAAAAAGTCTTGGTGTCTTTATTTAATAAAGACGCTGAGTTAACATTTTTCTTTCTCATGTTTGCCTCTAATCAACACATTCAACATCAATTATTTTGGTCGAATTATTTTCCAACATTTGTGGATCATCAATGTTTACACTTTTCAATTTTTGCATTATTTTTTGTTTTAACTGAGGGGCGCACTCATTTATTACAGAAAGAACTACATTTTGGAAGGTGACAAGTTTAATTTCATATTTATGCTCAATTGTGTCTTTTTTACCATATTTTTCAGGATACAATCTTTCAAGTATCCATGCTGAAGCTTGCCAAGTACCCATAGAACCTGCTTCAGATATATTTTCCAATTGTTCTACTTCTAATAATACTTGACTTCTTTGTACAAAATCTTCAAAATCAACATCAGAACGCATTTCTGCCAACTCTATTTTTGATACATTTGCTAAAATACAAGCTTCATTTAATTTTAATCCTTTGGTTAAATATCTCGCCATTTTTGTTTTTTTCTTATTTATATCATTCTTTTTTGCTCTCTTTGATTTCAATTTAATTTTTGACATAACCTCCATCCCATATATATTAAGATAAAAGATAACTATTATATTTTTACTTTAAATAACTTAAAATTGCAAGGAGATAATGATTGTAATGAAAAAAAATATAACAAAAAAGGAAAAATATAATTTAATAAATCGTTTTAACAAGTCTCCAGAAGAAAGCCCTTTTCACGAACTATTTCAAAAAGTAATGATTGAAAGATTATTACTTAATAGAGAAAGAAAATATCATCCTGAAAATGTAAAACAGATTATAAGTAGTATAGAGATAAATGGTTATAGGAGAAGTCCCAAAGATTTAAATACTGATATTACAGGAGGTTTTATTTTATCCACTAATGTAGAAGCTGAATTTTATATTTTGTTACAAGAAACAATAAAAGATATTACTGGTGATTATATGGCTATGGATGAATTTATTCACACTTTATTAACTTGGTTTTATCAATATTATTCTGGAAATTCTTATAGGAAAATTAATCTTCCATTTGTGAAAAAAAGAGTAAAAAATAAAAATAAATTGATTTCAAAGTTTGATTGTAAATTTTCTAAATATTATAAAAATATTTCATTGACTTATTAATTTTAATTTTATATTCTAAAATTCCAGCCCTAATTCTGTTTGCTTCTTTTAAATGTAAAAAAGGGGAATCTTCCACACCCTAGAAGATTCCCCACAACAAAGAGAGGCAAACCACTAACTTCCGATCAGGAGGGAAGAAGCTAATGGCTTATAAAAATACTAATATTTCTTTAGACAAAAAGCAAGAAGAAAAAATTGTTAGAATAAAAATAAAAAGAGAAACAAAAGATGATTTTCTTTTTGAATATGGTAAATTCTGTAAGGCATTTCTTTCCCATCCTGATAATCCTTGGAAAAAAGATAATAATCCAATTTATAATCTTAAAAAATTAGGCATAAATAAAATAGGAAAATCACAAAAAAAGGTAATATACTTTCTTTATGATTTTTTTAAAAAAGGTAAACCTGTTTTTTATAATTATGAAAATATATCAAATCTTTTAGAAATTAATCAAACCAATATATCAAAACTGTTTCAATCTCTTGTAGACAAAGAAATTATATTTAAAGAAAACTTTAAAAATAAAAATGGTGGTGGGGAACATCAGGTACTAATCCTTCCAAATTTACCAAATCTGAAAGATAATTTTCAAAAATTTTTAGACACAAAGTTACTTGAACAAAACAAGGAAAGTTACTTGAACGTTCAAGTAGAAACGTTTTGTAAACATTCAAAAAATAAAGACTTTTTCAGCTCCTTCTCTTGTAGGACTTTTAAAGCTTATATAAGTACTTTAAATACTAATATAAGTAACTTTAGTCTAAAGACTAAACACGGTTCTGCGAACCGTTATAAAAAAAGTTCTTATGTTTGTTTAAAACCAAAGGAGAAAAAAACTATGCGTTTACAGCTTAAATGCAAAACAAATTCTTTGACCTCCAATGAATCTTTGCTTCAAGAAAAGAAAATAAAAAATATTAAAAATAATTTTGCTCGTAGAAAGAAATCTTTGAATAAACAAGAAACATTTGTTGAATTAAGTAAATTTTTTGAATCAATTAAAACAAAACCAAAAAATAAACAATACTTTGATACTAGAATTATTAATAAATTAAATTACTTTGTTATAAATGATTTTGGTTTTGAATATGATATTAAATCTATTTTGAATATAAATAATCTTGATACCGTTGTAGGACTTATTGATAATAAAATTGTTTTTAAAATATTTGATTTATTGAAAAATGACGGAAAATTAACAGATATTAATACTAAAAAGATTATTGATTATTATAATTCTAAAAACAAAGAAGGAAACAAAAAGATAACTGTTACCAATATAAATAAAGATGCTAAAGTGTTTAAAAAATTAAACATAATCATTTCACATTTAATGTTGAAACATTCTATCAATGATATTAAACGTGCCATTGATCGTTTTGATAAAAATACAGGTATAACCTGTTTTAAATATTCTAAAAAAGTTAGTCTTCTAGATTTCCTGATTAATTATAAAGATGATCCTTATTTGAAAGTTCTTTTGACTGAGGAAGATGATAGAGATATTTTTCCTTCTTTGGTTGAAAAGAAAACAAAATATGAAAAAACACAGAAGGAATGGGAAAAGATTTTTGTATCCTTTTATTCTGACGAAGAAGAAGGAAGGAAAATATTTAAAAGATATAAGTTTAATTTAATTAATTTTGTTGAAGATTTGATTGAAAAAATTGTAAACGATAATCTTGAAACTTGTGGTTATCACCTTACATCAGATAAAAATGAAACACCAATTTTAATAGAATACATTGGTTATTTAATGGATAATAACTTAGTAAAAGAAAATTTTATAAACATCAGAGAATTAACAAACAAAATGAACTGGAAAAATTTTATACAAGATAAAATGCGTTCAGAATATGGTTTGAATAATTTTTTCTATAAAAAGAGGAAATAAAGCTATTGACAACAAAAATTAATAGAGTTAAATTATATTTAAACATAAAAATAAATTTTGGAGTTATATAAAATGTCTAATTCTAAATTCTTTGAAAATTTAGCTTACAAAAATTTTGATAACAGGGAAAAATCTTTTATCAATCTGTCTGATTTATATAAAAAAGCCTACAAAGGTTATAGAGATGATTTATCTTCCTTTTCTGTCATGGGAGAGGAGGAAAAAGAGGAACGCCATTTAAAGGTTTTAGATTTGTGTGAACATTTTGCTGTTACCACAAAAAACAAAGAAGATATAGTTATCACTGAATTTTGGCCTCAATACCTGAATGGTTTTATGACCCCTAAACTTTTTGATATTGTGCCTAATTCTTGGTTTACAAAAGAAATTGGTTTTTGTTTTGCTTGTAAACATTTTAAAGGCCAAAAGAAAGGGGCGCATTGGTTTTTTCACTCCTTGAATAGAAAAGTTGTGGGTATTTTTGGTAAATGTAACAAATATAAAAATACAAATCAGGTTCATAAAGATTATAAATTCATTTTTAAATATAATAATCATGTAATGACTCATTTCCGTTGCAGGGGTTGGCAACCCTCTAAATTTTATGAGCAATTAATAAAACACAGACTTCTACTCATTTTAACCCACCCAAAAGCAAAATATGATTTAGGTGATTTTTATAAAGAACAAAACAAAATAAATGTTTTTGGTTTTTTAGGAGCAACAATGGATATGTTTAATGAATATTACGAAATTGAATAAAGAGAGGAACAAATCATGGCTAAAAAGAAGACAAAGCTGAACTTAAAGAAAACGACAACAAAAGAAGAAAAAGAAGAAACAAATATCTTTGAATCTCTGCTAACTAAAAATCCTCTTTATTATTCAGGGTTTTGCTTAACTGATAATCTTACTTTTGCTTTCTTCTATGCAGAGGAAAAAAAATTAGTTGACAATTCATTGATAAAAGATTTAAATAGATTTAAGTTCAATGAAGCGGAATTGGATATAATTCTTGATCGAACAACAAAGATTGAATTCAGCAAAGGCATCAAGAAAGTCCATTTCCCAAATTATGGTTTTATAAACCGTGAAATCTTCAACACCATGCAAGAGATTTATCCTGAATGTGTATTTCACCCTGTTTTAACTTTTTTCGGGCAAGATGTTAATTCAATGTTGATTGTGCTGTCCGAAGAGTATGGCAAACCAGTTGGTTTGTTTAAACCTATCTAACTAAAAAGGAGAACAAAAATGGCTAGGAAGAAAAAAGAAGAAGTGAAAGAAGAAGTGAAAGAGGAAGCCCCTGTTAAAAAGGGTCGTGGCAAGAAAAAGGTAGAAGAAGCTGCCCCTGTCAAAGAAGTTAAATCTAAAAGCAAGGAAAAGGCAGGAAAAGACAAAACTAAATCGAAGAAGGAAGAGATTAACGATAGGTTTGCGGGAAAACGCGGAAGGAAAAAGGGCCAGAGGAGCGTTATCACTAAGAAAGATGCAGAAAAAGTTGCTTCTGAGTTTGCTGAAATTGAAAGTTTTTTTGATACTGTTGCTGAAGATGTTCAGAATTTTCTTGATAAAAATGCAAAATCTTCTGTTGGCAAGGCTAGGAAATCTCTTCAAGAGGTTGTTAAACGAATCAAGCCCTTCAGAAAAACTTTGCAAGAGGCTAAAGCTAATATGAAAGAAGAAAAAGTTTAATTATTGTTTTTATTAAGAGAGGCTAGATTTAAAAAGGAAGCTAGAATAAGGGTGAATTCTAGCTTCCTTTTTTAATATTTTTATATCTATAATTAATAAAGAAAGGACGATATTAAATTAAATGATTAAAAAAAGAAGTAATCAAATTTATGGTGAATTTGAATGTGGTATATGTAAAAAGATATTCCATATTAAGTCTCAATTGGATGCACATAAGGGAATTCATACCAGAGAATCAAGTGGACCACCTAAATGCAGTAATTGTAAAATAACCCTTATAGCCAAAAAGAACTGGCATAAATCTTTGATGAAACAAAGTAAAAGAATGTGTAAGAAATGTGTTAGACAAGTAAATAAAAATGCATACTTAAATCGTAAAAAGAAAAAGATGGAGGGAAAATGACACAATTAGTTATTTCTCTTTTGGTTTATAATCAATTAGATATTACGAGAAAATGTATTAAATCTATAATGGAAAATACTATTTCCAAAAATTTTCTATTGATTATTTCTGATAATGCATCAAGAGAAGATACCCAAAAATATCTTTCTGCAATACAACACAAGAACATCAAATACATCAGAAATGATGAAAACCTTGGATTCATAAAAGCACATAATCAAATCTTTAATAATTTTAAATCTAAATATTTTTGCGTATTGAATAATGATTTAATTATTAAAACACAAGGTTGGGACCAAAAACTAATCAATATTTTAAAAAATAATAAAGATGTTGCTCAGGTTGGTCCTATACAAAGTTTTGGTTGTTTGGGTTTTACTGGAAAAGGACAACCTAGATATGGAAGACCTTTAGAATATATTGAAGGTTCTTGTTTTATTGTAAAATCTGATATTGTAAAAGAATGTGGTGGTTTATTTGAAGAAAAGTATATGAATTTTGCTTTTTGTGAAGATGCTGATTTATCTTTGAGATTAAGGTGTAATGGTTATAGAATTGTTGAAACAAACCAAGTTGATATTCTTCATCTTCATCATCAATCTTTTAAAAACGAAAAATTGGATATTGATTTTAAGAATATAGAAAAACAAAATAATAAATTTCTTTTAGATCGTTGGCAGAATTATTTTAAAAATAAGGAATTAAAACCGATTAAAATAATGATTAATCGTCAAGCTGCCATTGGTGATCTTTTTTGTATAGAACCAGTTATAAGAGAATTAAAAAATAAATATCCACTATCACAAATATTTGTAAATACTCTTTGTCCTCAAGGGATTATTGGAAATCCAAATGTTACTGATTATGGCAAAGATATTATCAATAAAATCAAATACGATAAATTAATTGATTTGGATTTAGCCTACGAAGTAAATCCACAAAAGCACCTTGTAATGGCTTATGCTGAAAAAGCAGAAGTTATCCTTGATGATGATAAAAGAATTCCTATTTATTATAATCTAAAAGAAAATAATTACCCAACAACACCTTATTATGTTGTTAATTCAGAGGGAAGTTGGTTATCAAGAACATATCCCAGAGAAAAATGGAAAACATTTATTCAATATCTCAAAAATAATGGAAATGAAATTGTTGAGATTGGTTCTAATCCAAGTACATATTTAGGTATTGGACAAAACCTTGTAGGAAGATTGCAATTAGATAAAACCATAGAAATAATTAAAAAAGCAAAATTGTATCTAGGGTTTGATGGAGCGTTGTTACACTTTGCTCAATCAGTAGGAACACCTTCTTTTAGTGTTTGGGGGTGCACTCTTCCAAAATACCGAATTCATGATTTTTCAAAAGCAACTTGTGTTCAGTTATCAAAAAATGACTTATCCTGTATTGGATGCCATCACGATTTGAATAAAGCACCAAAAACATTTACTGAATGTGATAAAGTTCCAAAAGGGAAAACACCACCTTGTTTGGATGGTATTAGTGTAGCTCATTTAATAAAAATCTACGAGGAGAATTGTTTATGATCAAAAAAGGAAGTAAAGTAAAAGTAAAAGATAATTTGGAAAGAGAATTAAAAAAATTAGGTATATGTAATATAACAGCTAAAATAACACATAATAAATATGTTAATACAGAACAAATGATCCATGATATTTGTGAAAATAATCAAATTGTAACCATTGATTTTCTTGTAGACATTCCTATTACAGCTTGTCAAAAACTTTAAAAAGGAGATTAAAACAATGCCTTATCCTGAAAAGAAAATCGTTGCTGAAAAGAAAAAAGAAAATTTTGATAAAACTGGTTATCCTGAAAGAACTTTTAATGATGATTATTGGTTGTTCTCTGATGGAAATTCCCCAGCAAGAATTGATAAAAGCGCACACCAATTAATCAATTATTTTAGTTCATTGTTTGATGATTTTATTGGTGAAAGAATTTTTTCTATTCTTGATATTGGTGCGGGTGCAGGAAATATGGTTCAACAATTCAGAGATAATGGATTTAAAGCCGAAGGTTGTGAATTTTCTGAATCAGGTAAAAGAATTGCAAAAGAAAGATTTAATATTGATTTGGAAAATTGTGATTTGAGAAATAAACTTCCTTATGATGATGATCAATTTGATTTCTCTTATTGTGTTGGTGTTCTTTCAATGATTCCAAAGGATAAAATGGAAAAAGCTATTTCTGAAATCATGAGGGTTACTAAATATGGTTTTCTTTTGAACATTGGAACAATTGTAAACGATGCCAGTAGTGATAGAAGAGGCAACCCTCATCATCTTACCGCAATGAATAATGTTGATTATTGGAGTATTATTAGTAAACTGAATGGATATGATTGGACCTCTATTCAGCCACCACAAAAGGCAAAATTTGGTATTGGTGTTGCCGGTGAGTTCTGTTGCTTGGCTGGCAAGCAACCCTGGCCTTTCTAAATATACAAAAGGATAAGAGTAGTAATGCCACCCTATAAAAATTTAACTGGAGAAAGGTTTGGTAGATTAACAGTAACAGGTAAATATGAAAAAAGAGGAAAATCATCAAATTATTATTGGGAATGTGTGTGTAGTTGTAAAGATAAAACAATTATTTTTGTTAAGAATTCACATTTAAAAGAAGGAAATACAAATTCTTGTGGATGCTTACAAAAGGAAAAAATCAAAGAGGTAGGAAAAAGAAATGTAAAACATGGGCAATACAATACACAATTTTATCGTATTTGGTATTGCATGAAACAAAGATGTAATAATTCAAATGCAAATAATTATAAGCATTATGGTGAAAGGGGCATTAAACTGCAAAATTTTTGGAATGATTTTCAGAATTTCTATGATGATATGTATACTAAATATAGATTTGCAGAGAAATATTACAGAAAAGAATTAAAAAAGAAAAATAATCCATTATCAATTGAAAGAAAAGATGTAAATGGTAATTATTGTAAGAAAAATTGTTGTTTTATACCAAAAAACAAGCAATCATTAAATACAAGGAGAACCAGATGGTTTGTCGCTTTTTCACCAGAAAACAAAATACACTTTACTAAAAATATGGTAAAATTTGCAGAAAAATATAATCTTAGATTTCAAGCTATAAGCAGATGCTTAGCAAAAGATAGAAAAACACATAGAAATTGGAGATTTAGATTTATGACGGTTAAAGAAAAAGAAATAAGAGGAATAATATGAATGAATTTAGTGGTCTATTTTCTAAAAATAAATGGCCTTTTTAATTTATTTATATAGGAGGAGAAATTGAGCGAAACAAACAAATACCGCAATTTGTTTCTTGAATATTGTAAAGGTAATGGATTAGACATTGGTTATGGTGGTTCCCCAATAAATAATACAGCAATTTGTTTTGATTTACCAAAAGATAAAAGATATTCTTGGGTTGGAGAATCACCACAGCATATTGAAGGTTCTGCTGAAGATTTATCAATTTTTGCTGATAATGCTTTAGATTATGCTTTTAGTTCCCATTTAATCGAGGATTTCACTGACACCTATGAAATCTTAAAAGAATGGACAAGAATTATCAAAATAGGTGGTTATCTTTGTTTATTGTTTCCAGACCAACAAAGATATGAAAAAATATCAAAAACAATTAATACAGCACACAAGTATAAAGATTTTGGATTACAATTTGTACTTGATATTATTGATGAAGTAAATCATGAATTTTATCATATGTATGAATTGAAAATCATTGAAGCAAAGGAATTATTTGATAATGATGATTATAATTGTATGATAATTGCTCAGAAAGTTAAACAAATATGAAATATAAAGAAGGACAAACATTGTATTCTGTGTGTATTGAAGATGATGGTAAATGTTCTATGGATATTTATAAAGTAAGAACTATTCGTGGTGGTATAGTTCATGCCATTTTATTTGATACCTTTACTTGGGGTAAAAAATCTAAAAAACATGGTGATTTTGGTTGGCTTGATCCCATTCCAAATTGGTGCAGAGAACGTTGTAAAGAAGGAGAAAAATTTAGACACCTATATACAACAAAATTATCTGCTTGGAAAGATGCTGAAAAAATAGTTAAAAAAATATTTGATGAAGACGAAGAAGAGAGCATTAAAGCAACCAAAACAATAAAATCACAAATTGGCAGAACAAGGATTAAAACATAATGGCTGGTAAAATGAAAGATTTGAAAGGACAAACATTTGATAGATTGTTTGTTTTGAAAACTGTTGGAAAAAGAGGCAAACACTATTATTGGAAATGTAGATGTAATTGTGATAATAAAACCATATGTATAGTTAATGGTTCAAGTCTAAGTAGTGGACACACAAAAAGTTGTGGTTGTTTAAATACTGAAACCAGAAGGAATAAATTTTTAATTCATGGTGAAAATGGTACTCTGTTACATAAAATGTGGAGTAAAATGAGACAAAGATGCAATAATAAAAACAGAGAAGGTTATAAAAATTATGGTGGAAGAGGTATTACTTATGATCCTAGATGGGAGGACTTTTTGGAATTTAAAAAAGATATGCACACAAAATGTAAATTTGCATTAAAATTTTATAGAAAAGAAATATCAAAGAAAAACCCATTATCTTTAGAAAGAAAAGATGTAAATGGTAATTACTGCAAAGAAAATTGCATTTTTATTCCTATGAACTTACAAGGTAAAAATACAAGGAGACTTAAATGGTTTAAAGCAATAAATACAAAAACAAAAGAAGAAATAATTACAAATAATCAATCAGAATTCGCTAGAAATAACAATTTAAATGTCTCACGTATAAATCTTTGTTTAAATAATAAGGTGGAACAGCATAAAGATTGGGGTTTTAAATATATTGATAATACAAAGGAAGACAAGAAATGAAAATTCTTCTTTATTCTTTGGCTTTTTCAAATCCTGATTTATTGGATAAATGTTTATTATCATGGCCTAAAGGAGTAGATAAAGCAATTTTATGGCAAGGAAACAAAACTGAATTACAACCCATTTATGAAAAACACAAAAATAATTGTGCTTTTACAATTAAAAGAATTAATAATTGGGGTTATGGGGGAGGTAATAACCTAATATTTAAAGAAGCCTTTGACAAAAGAAATTATGATGCAGTAATTGGTGTTGGTTCTGATACTGAAATGCTACCCGGATTTTGGGAAAATTTTATAATTGATTTAGATAAATATGATTTTGTAGAATCAACACATCAATTTAATTGTTTTTACATTTCTAAAAAATGTTTTAAAACAGTTGGTTCATTTGATGAAAACTTTTTCCCTGCCTATATTGAAGATGATGATTATCGTATAAGAATTTTAAAATCAGGAATTAAATATAAAAACAGCCATGGAAGCCACGATTTGTTCAGTCATGTTGGAAGTGCTACAATTAAAAGTCTAAGTGAAATTGAAAAACTCAGAGCATATAAAAGTTTTCAGTTAAACAGAGATTATATGGAAAGAAAATGGGGAGGAAATCAATTTAGTATTCCGAAATGGAGACCTGTTTTTGAGCATCCTTTTGATGATCCTGATTGGCCTTTATATAAATGGGTATTGAATTCTGAGGAAAGAAAAAACAAACTTTGGGATAACCTTTATTCTGATCCTAAAGATTATAGACTGCCTATTTTAGTTGAATCATTATTTAATAACCCAAATGTTGTTTATGATTGGAAAACATAAAAAGGAGATACGATATGACAACAACGATCTTTAAGTGTTTTAGAATAAAATGTAAATGGAATCAAGACCATAAATGTTGTATTTCAATTGGTATGATAGTATTGGATTCCATTGGTGAATGTACTAATTATGTGGAGGACAAATGAACAAAGAAGAACATAATAAATGTAGTTCCTGTGTAAAAGCAACCGAGTCAATTAAAATTGATATTGGTTATACTCAAATGACATACAAATATGCTAACTTTATTAATGCTGTAGAAAGTTTAGCACAATATTTCATGGTTAACTTTGATTGTGATAATGAAAAATTGGCTGAATGTTTAGAATTATATTCAAAGCATTTAAAGGGAGAATAAAATGGAAAACTGTAGTCATTATTGGATTCCACAAATAAATGAAAAGGGAATGCCTGATTTTAGAATGAATAGACAAATGAGTGATAAATATTTGATTCATGTTACTTGTGAAAACTGTAATTGTAGAACTTGGTTTACTAAAGAGCAATGGGACAATATTCCTATTACTGAAGACCCAAGGAGGAAATAAATGATTAAAATAATAGTTGAAAATAGAAATTCAATATGTACGTTTGAATTGTTTGAAAATAGAAAACAGGTATCGGAATCTGATGAACAGGAATTGTTTGTTACATATCATGAATTAATCAAACCTGCACTATTGTCAGCCGGTTTTCATAGGGAAACAATTGAAGAATTCTTTGGAGTGTAATATGGATTGGAATCTGGTTTCAAAAAATAAACATGGTGAAATACAAGTAAACTTTTTCTGGATATCCATTTTAATTGTTTTTATTGGTTTTCTTTTTGGATTAGGATTTAAATTTGCTGATTTTGTAATTAATTATACTTTTGCAAATGATGGTTATTACATTTATTATTTTGTTAATAAATATAAAATAGGTATTTTATTAATTGTATTAATTCTTTTTGTAATCAAAATAAGTAAGGAGAATAAATAAAATGAAAAGAGGATCAATTAGAAGTACAAAGATTTATACAAAAGATGAAAATGGAAATAGACTGATAAAATATGCAGTAGAGGTTAGGCTTAGAGGCAAACTTAAAAATGAACTTCTCTAAAGATTTGAAAGGACAAAATTTTGGCAGACTAAAAACAACAGGGAAATATGAAAGAAGAAAAAGATACGAGCAATTTTGGGAATGTATATGTAGTTGCAAGAATAAAAAGAATTTTTTTGTTCGTAGTGCTGATTTAAAAAATGGACATACAAAAAGTTGTGGTTGCTTAAATAAAGAAGCAATAACAAAACACAATAAAGTTAATACTAAGATATATCAATTATGGTCAAATATGAAGGCAAGATGTAACAATCCAAATAATATTAGTTATAAAAATTATGGGGGTAGGGGTATTAGTCATGATCTTAAATGGAGTAGATTTGAGAAATTCTATGATGATATGATTTTGAAATATAGATTTGCTGAAAAATTTTATAGAAAGGAAATAACAAGGAAAAACAACCCTTTAACACTAGAAAGAAAAGATGTAAATGGTGATTATTGCAAATCAAATTGTTGTTTTATTCCAAAAAGTGATCAAGCAGGTAATACCAGAAAACTCAAATGGTTTAAATCAGTAAATTTGGAAACAGGAGAAGAGATTATTACTAATAATCAAAATAGATTTGCTAAAGAACACAATTTAAATGTGAGGCGTATAAATGATTGTCTTCATTTACTTAGAAAACAACATAAAGGTTGGAAATTTAAATACTATGATAATAAAAAGGAGTAAAATAATAAATGAAAAGAGGAAACCTAAGAACAATTAAAGTTTATACAAAAAACGATAAAGGGGATAAAATTATTCAATATGCAGTTCAAGTGAGATTAAGAATGAAACAAACATGGACACAAGCCAAGGATGGGGATAAAATTCTTATATTTGATGATAAAAATGAAGCTGATCAAGTAATCATTGATTATATGGATAAAATTAAAAGAACTATGGCTGAAAAATTGAAAGATAAAGATGTAAAAGTTAAATTTAATAGGAGAAAATAGAATGAAATATTACGAGATAATTAATATTATAGAAAAATTAAATATGGAACTATTAAAAGAATTATCTGATGAAGACTATACTGAAGCATCATACTTTTTGGAATTAAAATTATCTACATGGGGTCATGACGTTTTTATTATAGAATTCTTAAATAATCAAATTTGGTGTAGTGAAGATGATATGAGAGAATATACTGATGAAGATGAATATGAGCCTTTGGAATATTTTCTAAGAAGAGGAATTAATCAGGTGTTGAACTATATTTCTAAAATTAAAATCTAATAGGAGAACAATCTAAAATGACTTGTATAATTGGATTTGAAGACAAAGAGAATAATAAAGTTTATATTGGTGGGGATTCTTGTGGTTCTAATTTGTATAATTATTCATTGATATCAGAACCTAAAGTGTTTGTGAAAGATAAATTTATTTTTGGATATACAAGCACATTTAGATTTGGTCAACTAATTCAATATAAACTTAAAATACCAGAACATAGGGAAGACAAACAATCTGATTATGAATATCTTGTTTCTGAACTTGCAGAAGCAATTAGAAAATGTTTGAAGGATAATGGTCATACAGAAATTGATAAAAGTTTGGAATCGGGTGGTAATTGTTTAATTGGTTATAAAGGAAAACTTTATGAACTTCAGTGTGATTTTTCTATTTTAAGAACTGCCAATGGATTCAATGCTGTTGGTTGTGGTGAAGTAGCCGCAAAAACAGCCATGATGATTCTTACAAAAACAACAGATTATGATGGAAAATATGCCTTAATGATATCTGATGCTCTTGGTTATGTTGAAGAAATAGATTCTCATGTAAAAGGTCCCTTCACTGTTTTTAGTATCTAAAGGAGAAAATATAATGAAATGGTTATATAGAATTTTAAAATTAATTCCTTTTATTAATGTAACAGAAAAATACACAATAATATTTACCAAAGAAGAATACTTGGAAGGGCATGGGGTTTTCAAAAAAGGAGAATACAAGGGTCATCATGTAATTATAATGGATGAAAAAGAATATCAAGAATGGAAAGAATTTGTAGAAAATATATTTGTTGTGTATGAAAATAAAGAAGATTTAAAAAAAGATTTTCCTGATTCAGAACCTATAAAAGAAACTTTTATTACTGCCGATGAATATCCTTTTCCACCAAAGGAAAAAATAAGAAAAAAAATTAAATCAGATTTTCCTTTAAACAAAAAAGAATGTTTTAATAACGATTGTAGTAAATGGCATGGTGATTTATAAAAAGAAAGGATTATAAATGAAATTATGTTTTGCAGGTAGTCGTTTTGGAATGACAATACAACAAAAACTTAAAGTGAAAGAATTTATTTTAAAAAACAAAAATAAAATAGAAGAAATAAGGCATGGAGATATAATTGGTGGAGATGAAGAATTCCATTCTATTTTATTTCATTTGGATATGATTAATAAAGTTCATATCCATCCTGCTTATGATAGAAAATCAAGGGCTTTATGTAAATCACCTAATATATATAAACCACAAAATACAAGTACAAGAAAAAAAATAATGCTGGATAATTCAAACTTTCTATTAGCAACACCAAACACATATAGATATGGAAATAGATTTGATGTTTGGTCCTATATAAAGATAGCCCAGGAAAAAAATATAGAAACAATGATTGTATACCCTGATGGATTTATAGAGTTTACTGGTAGAAGGGAGGAATTAAATGTTTCAAGAACAAATGAAAATGATAAATGATGTTATGATTAAAATGGTTGAAGAATTGCCAGAAGAAAAAAAACAATTGGTAAATGAAAAAACAAAACAAATAAAAGAAATTCTAGGAGATGATAGGGAAATAGCTGGTATTGTTATGGCTCTTATAGGATTGGATATGCAAAGTTATGATAATGAAACTTAAAACTCAAATTATGGCTACAAAAAAGAAAATATTAAAAGGAATTGAATTTTTTAATCTATGGATAAAATGGTGCAAAACATTTGATAAAAATCTTAAAGAAGAAATGAAAAATTATGAAAAGATGGATTGATGTTATTCTAGCCTATTTTGGTTATGTAAAAATTAATAAATGTGTAATTGAGTTGGTATTACAACAGAAAGGATTGATAGAGGTTTTACAATATACCAATGAAAGTGATTTATTTGAAATAGAGGAATACTTTACTAAATTTGAATCTATGAAATTAACTGAATCAAGAGTTAAAAGAGTAAAGAAACAAAAGGAAGCATTTGATTTACTTTTAAAACAACAAAATTGTTTGATTTCTTATATTAAAATCGGAAGAACTATCACACAAGATAAATAAAAATAGCCCATTACCTATATTATTGTTTTATAGGTAATGGGCTATAAATTTGTCTAAAAACATTATAAAAACATGAATATTCTAATAAAACACACTAATAATCATGAAAATTATATCAGTTTTTTGCCTTTATAGTCTTCTATGATTTTTACCTTTAATTCAGGTTTTCCTTGTTCTTCCCTCCAAAAATTAATCAAAACAATGATGATCTTTAAAATTAAGGTGATTGTTTTATTTGTTCCTCTGATACTCCCTGATTTAATATCCATATAAGCCCTAAAACCATAAATACTTATTTTATGTGTTGCTTTAAACATCTTATCAACTAAACTAACATTTACTTTAATTTTTTCTGACATTTTAAATCTCCCTCATTTAAAGTCTGAACCAATACCAAAAAATGCCCCAATCCTTACACCAATATAACCAATATTTGCAGTAATCTTCCAACTGGTTCTTCCAACATCTTTTTTAAATTCTTTATCAGCAAATTTTCTTTCTTCATCATTTTTTGCAAGCCTACATCTAAAGTCATGCCTACAAGAAGCAATTGGATGATTGTGTCTTGGAAAAACTCTCTGAAAAAACCAAGGAACACTACTACCATCCCACTCAAAATTAATAGGTACAAAACCATCACCACATGGTAAAGGTTGTGTTAAAGCCCTATTCTTTGGTTTATTTTTGACAGTCCTCATATAAATATGACCATCCCAATCACCCAAAACATTTTCTGTAAAAGGATTTATAGCAATAAATTTACACATAACAATTACTCCTTTTCATAATTAAATCTAAGATCATAAACAGCAATTTTTTTCTCTCTTGCTTTATCAACCATATTTCTAGTATCATTACCTCCGGGAAATGAAATTACCAATTCAATATCTGAATTATCCTCAAGCATTGTTAAATTTCTAATTGGTCCTGCACGTTTACCGAATTTCTTCCATTTAGCGGGATAAACCTTAACTTCTTTTTTTCTAAACCTTCCCCATTTCCCTGCCATTTTATCTGTACCTTTAGCATCTCCTTCCACAACACAATAAATATTATAAAGTTTATCTATCTTATCCATTTGTCTATACAAAAAAACACAATCATCAAAATCACGACCACCACATACCAAAACCTTTGTTTTTAATTTTTCCATTTTATTTCTATTCATAAATATTTTTGATCTACTCCATGTTTTCATTTTTCTAAAAATAGGAGCAGTCTCAGTTATTCTTCCTCCTTTCAATCTAATTACACCACAGGTATTGTTTGTTGTATATTTATAAAAACCATCAACCATTTATTCCTCACAAGGATTATCTACAGTCATATTGTATTGTTTAAAAATTTCCACTTCCTTTTTATCGTAACACAAACCCCAATGATCCTTTATTGTTTTCCAATCAATTAAATACTCTTTCACATAAATCAAAGGAAGCCATTCTGAAATATCCTTTGCTCCTTTACTTCTATTACTGGAAGCTGTTACAGCGATTAAATGATTCTTATAGCCTAAATAATTAGCATATTCAATTCTTTTTTCAGGAGTCCATTTATCAGCACCAGAAACAAAAGCTTCTTTTAAAGAAACAACGTGATCTATATCTAAACTTCTTGGGTCAGTGATAAAAGAACCAGTATAACCACATAACCAAACACCAAAAGTTACTTTTCCATTTTCATTTATCCTGATACCAACAAGACTTTCATCAGACAATACCTTTTCTCTTGTATTATTTATCCATCCATGACCAAACAAACTTCTTTTATATTCCAGACCAAAACATGATATAGAATATAAAATAAATAATAATAAAAAAATTAATATTCTCATTTAGTAACCTCTTTTCTTTTTGGTTTTTATTCTTTTCTTTTTAACCTGAGTAGAGGGTTGACAATCAGAACAGACATTATCTACTTTACTAATTTTTATTTTGTTGTTTTTTCCAGCTTTAGGAAATCTATCATCCTCTTTTGGTTTTAAACAAACATAACATACCTTCATATAGTTATTTCCTATGGTTATAAATTTTTTAAATATATAAATTTCCAACCTCTGTATTGTTTATATTTTTTGTTTAAGCAAAGACTGATACTAGAATTGGATAAGTTGTGTTTTCTACCAAATTCCCTTTGGTTGTGACTTAAAAATCTTTTATTTTCTGGTGACAATGCTAAAAAATAAAGATTTTTTATTTTATTGCCCTTTGTTTTTGTCTCTTTTTTCCTCCTATTCTTGGATTGTTCATTTTTGGGAATCCAAATGCAGTTCTCTTTGCAATAATTTCCATTTACATCTTTTCTTTCAATTGATGGTCTTTTTATATTTAAAACATTTAATGTATATAAATATTTATTATACATATCATCATAAAAGTTTTGAAACTCTTCCCATCGTGGATCGTAAACAATGCCCCTTCCACCATAATATTTATAAGCCCAATTGTTTGAATTATTACATCTTTGACGCATACCTTTCCAGATATTATAAAACCTAGTCAAAGATTTACTTGGTTTGACTAGAAAACCATGTTTTGTATTTCTTTTTCCTATTTCTTTAATTTTTTCCTTGTTTAAACAACCACAAGATTTTGTATATCCATTTTTCACATAAGTCCCATTTACCACAATATTTTTATTTCCACAATTACAATCACACATGTAATAATATATACTTTTATCATTTATTTTGTATAAATTTTTAACAGTCAATCTATTAAAAGTTTTTCCTATTAAATTACTTCTACTTCTGCCCATTTCCTTTACCTCTTTCATATGTCCAAATTTTATCCCATTTATTTTTATATTCTTTCCAACAGGAGTTTCCCCGTTCATTATTGCATGTTCGACAGGCAATTTTGAGGTTGTTAAAATGCCAAGTACCACCCAATGATAATGGAAACAAATGTTCAATTGTTGCATTAGCAAAAATCAATTTTTTATTACAGTAAAAACAATTTATAAATTGTTTTTTTCTACCATAACCGTATTTACGAAATAAATGTTTTTTGATTTCTTTCTTTTGAATACTATTTCTTTGATTAGAGATAAAAACACCCCCTTTCCAAAAATAAATTCAATAATTTTCTACAATAATTATTCCATTCTTATCATAATATTTGGTATTTGTTCTTCCAGTTTTGTTTTGACAATACCAACAATTCTCAATTAAAAGAACAGCATCTTTAGGATCAATGCCCTCAACCCTAGTAGCATTGGAATCTTTCCTTTTGCATATTGGACAAAAATAATGAATTTTACCTTTTTCCAATTCAATAAAAGTATCTAAAATATTCATTCATTTTCTCCTAATTCAATAATAGTATTTACACCTAATAATTCTAAACAAAAACTACATGATTCTTTTTCCTCTTCATCCAAAACAAAAGGACATTCCAAACAATTAATAATCATCAAACATTTCCTACAGACTTTATCCATACCTAAAAAATAAAATTGATGATTACACAAATGTTAATCTCCTATATAGAAATCATATTTTAAAATCATATCCACACAGCCATTACAGATATCCCTAATAAATTCTCTATTCAGGTATTTACAATTACAATTTAAAACAACCCCACAATGAATACATTTCTTTTTGTTATCCATAAATACAAAAAAATGATTACACTCTGGATTCATTTATAATCCTTTCTTTTTAATATTATTATTTTACCCTTATCCACAGTATCCCACTATCCTTTTTCCAATTCAATCATAAATTAATTCAATAAATAAAATTTATATAAAAATAAATCAGACTTTTAACTTTCAGGGAAACAAAAGAAAAATATATAAAATAAAAAACATAAGAGAGAAGACTACTACAGATAAGAGACTAGAGAGAGAAAGGATAGATACTTTTGATTTAATATAAAATAAAAAAGAAAGGAGACATAATAGGAGGAGAAGGAATCAATAATAAATCAAATAATAATTTTTATCAGAATTTTGTTACGCTACCTTTCTTATACTATGGGGAAGAATCAATAATTGTTTAAAAATAAAAAATAGTGAAAAAATCTACGGGCTACCTCTTAGTATCCATTTTAAAAAAAATTAATTAACGGTGGGATTTATCCAATTAATCCATTTAATTAATTAATCCAATTGATCCGATTCAATCAATCCAATTAAATAATATAATAAATTGCATTATATTCTATTTGTCCCAAATTTGCGTTTTAAGCCATTTAATGTTTAAAGCCTTATCAGGATATTCATTTTCTGATAAGAGGGATTACAGGGGAAATAAGCTATCAAATAACCTGTTTTCCTGTAATCCCTCAGATACCTTTATCACTCTTCAAAACGTTTGGCTTTAAATCTCCTTTCCTCTTTCCTTTCCTTATCCCTGATATCCTTTTCTTTCCTTTCTTCTTCCCTGTCATAGAGTTTGAACTTTTTCATTTCTTTAAATCTCCTTTCTTTCGTTTGTTTCCGTATACCTTCCAAATCTATTTAGGATTTAAAATCAAATCCCTTTCGATTGCATAGGTACCAATAGGAAAATGGTTAATTGCTTTCCCTGTATTATCCTATTAGAAAATGAATTTCTAAATAATGGGATAAACCATAGGGGTTTATTTACTAATGTTTTGTTATCAATCCAGAACGATTAAAGATATTAACCAAAAAATAATGAATAGTTAACGCTTCCCTTTCTTCTTCTTTAGCTGTATTTATTTTCCATTGCCAATATGAATCAATAGAATCAAATGTTTTCCCATCTATTGTTACTTTCATTTATTTTCTCCTTTCTTTAAAATAATAAATCATAAAACAAATAACCAATGATATCCAATGGGACAAGAGTATTATAATCATTTGTTTAATCATTTGTTTTCTCCTTTCTTTGGTTAATAGGAAAATACTTTTACAATAACTTTCCTTTTCCCTTCAATACATCATTCCTACCATGGGCGAAACCTTGAAACAATAATAAATCAATTTAAATAATAGATTCTTTCCAGTAAGGACCAGAAAACAAGGAATGCATTTAAAAACCCTATATCAATTCATTTCAGGAACAGGAAAAGAGTGAATAGAAACATGGATAAACACAATTCAAAAATAAATGCTTTTTCTTCTTTATCCATTTGTTTTATCTCCTTTCTTTGGTTAATAGAATCAATTATTAATTAAATAAATCAATTGAATAAACGTATAAGGGTTGACAGTAAACAGTATCTAGTATTAAGGTTTATTTCCTGATTTATTCTTTATTAGAAACAAAATCAGATACAGGATAATAATGACCTTTATATCTAATAAAATCATCTTTTATTTTTAAAAGATTTTTACCATATTCTATCTGATATCCTTTTAAGATTGATAATAACTTTTTTCATAACCTTTTCTCCTTTGTTTTGTTTCCCGTTATTGGGAAATGGTTTTTATTAACTGAATAAAAAGGGGAAAAGCTTTTATACTCTTCCCCTTTCTATCAATCAATTAAAACATTGCTCTGATAAAATCGGTAAATTCGTCGAATTCTTTTTCCTTGTTTTTATCCAGTCCGTTTTCCAGAAGAAGATTCAATAAATCTTGCTCTTCTTCATCTGCAAAGCAGTCATTCTGCTTTTGCATTTCAATAAGCTGTTTAATCGTTGATTCATCAAAGCCCAATGAATCGGAAAAGTATTTCACGTTATGGACTGGACTATTGCTCTTTTCCGATTTACTTGTCACGTTCCCCTTTGCCAGTTTGTTGCTTGTTTCCCAGATAGCAGACAAATAAGCTTTGTTTGACCTTCTTGCACAAAGGAGTTTTTCAGACTTTCGATTGTAGGTTTTAAAACTTTCTTCCAAGCTTTCCATATTGGAAAAATCAGCCGATTGATAAAAATCATTGAATGAATCTTTATCGGCCGTTCCCGGAAAATGTTTACTGAATACATCATAAGCATCCCCCGTTTCCCCTGCATTGCTTTCGTTTGTCTCTTCCCTTGTCGCTGTATTCTTTTTTACCTCTTGAACGTTTACAGCGGGTTTTTCTTTGGTCAATTTCACCAATTCAGTCAAAAGGGAAATGACTTGATCATTGTTGTTGTTAAAACTGACTTCATACAATTTTTCTGTTTTCTCGGTCAAATTGGAAAGGGTTTTTTGCATTCCTTGGATCATTTCTTTCAATTCCTTTACAGCGGAAATGCCCTCTAAGGTCATTCCATTGTTAACCTGTGCTGTTTTGTTGCTTCGCTTGTCAAAGGAAATGGTTTTCTTTGCTTCTGAATTGTTCCCACCGAAATTGATTGACTTTTTCATGGTTAATTCTCCTTTCAATTGATTAACGTTTTTTTCTATTTCTTCCAAGTCACCTTTGGAACAATTCCGAAAGGCATAATCAGAGGGTGCAAAAATATCAATAAACAATTCTTCACCTTGATAAAGGTAGTAAAGCCGTTTTCTATTCCTATCAATTCTTGTTTCCTTTAAAAAATGCCCTTTTCTTTGAATTATGCTTTCTTCCAAGTAAGTCATTTTGTTTTTCCCCTTTCTTTGTTTAGGGGAGAATTTGAATTGACCTTGATACTTGATTGAAAACAGGCAAAACGTAAAAAGTGAAAAACAGAATAAAGAACAATACGGGAACAAATAGAAATATTCTGTACATTTGTTTTCTCCTTTCAAAGAATGGTTAAAAGTTTTTCCCTTCTCCTTTCAATAAGGGAAATTTTAAGGTTTATTGTTCCTGCTATTTTTAAAGAGATAGGATATTGATTAATTCATTTATTTCATTCTGTTTTGAGGTAATATCTGATTTAAACGACGATTGATATATATAGCGGCTTTCGGAAAGTCTAATATTTGTGCTAAGGTTTCCATTTCTACAATTTTCCCCC